GATAGAGATGCGTTGGCTATGATGATATTTGCTGAATCCTATGCGTCTGAAGATTCTCCAGATGCAATGAGAGGAATAGGCGAAACTGCACTGAATAGGTTAAAAGATAAAACATATTCATTTAAAGATCAAAATACATTAAAAGATGTACTAAAAGGAAGATCAAATAAGGGCAGTGGAAGTAAGATGTTTTCTTATGAAGGTCTTGAGCCTAAATATCTAAAGCCAAGATTACCTGAAATGTTAAACAATAAATATTGGCAAAAAGCTTTAGATGCAGCCGATAATGCTTTAGAGACTGAGCCTGATATGGAACAATATAAGTTAAGAGATGATGTGTTTACTTACGCTAGAGTAGGTAAAGCATCAGATAGATTAAAATCAAATAAAAGAAACGAATATTTTATAACTATAGGAGATCACGACTTTTATAGTAGGACACCCGAAAAAGGTGGAAGAATATCAAGTGAAACGATGGGACAACCTGATTCGTTTTACAGGTAATTCGTCAGCTACCCACATAAGTGGCCCTGACAAACCGAAGCAGCTACCCACAGCCAGTGGCACTGCATATGATGAGGTAAAACAATGGCAAAACAAGTAAGAGGTGCAAGAGCATTTAAACCCAATGACTCCTTTGGAGTGATTAACAATCCAAATCTTTATAAAAACAAATACCGAGAGGAAGTTGATAGAGAAGATGAGGATGAGGTAGAAGCAGGATCAGAAGACGTTGGCACTCAACAGGAAGCTACCCAACAGCATGAAGGTTTTGTGGAAACTAAGCAGGAAGAGAGTCCTGAACATGACTACAAAAAACGTTATGATGATTTAAAAAAGCATTATGACAACAAACTCCAAGAATGGAAGAACGAGAAAGAAGCTTTGAAAACAACTGCACAACAGATGGATTTAGATCCTTCAATCAAACTTCCTAAAAGTCCAGATGAACTAGAGGAGTTTAAGAGTAAGTATCCAGACGTGTATGCCGTAGTGCAAACCGTAGCGGCGATACAAGCTCAAGAACAATCTGAAAGTTTAAAAAAGGAACTTGAAGTTATAAAAGGTCGTGAGAAGGAAATGGAAGTTCAAAGTGCATATAAAGTGTTACTTGCCGCACATCCTGATTTTAATGATATTAGGAACAACGAGAAGTTTCTTTTGTGGCTCGATGAACAACCTAAATCGATTTCTGAGGGTATAACCAAAAATAACACTGATAGCAAATGGGCAATCAGAGTTCTTGACCTTTACAAAGCCGACAGTGGCTTAAAAACAAAACCTAATAAATCTAATGCGTCTGCTGCCGAAGCAGTCAGGACACCAAGTTCTAGAGAAATCCCGATTGACAAGAATGCAAACAAAAAGATTTGGAAGGTATCAGACATCGCTAAACTGAAACCGTGGGAGTTTGAAAGACTTGAAAAAGAAATTGACCAAGCACGGGCAGAGGGGCGAATAACTCAATAAACTAACCTCAAATAGAGGAAGGATAGAAAAATGGCTTTTAATTCAGCTTCAGGGTATAATAATTTACCGTCAGGTAATTTTTCACCCGAAATATTTAGCCAAAAAGTTCTCAAGTTCTTCCGTAGAGCTTCGGTTGCAGAAGATATTACGAATACCGACTATACTGGCGAAATTGAAAACTTTGGTGATACTGTTAACATAATGAAAGAACCAACACTGACTGTGTCCGCATATTCAAGAGGTTCTGTAGTTAACCCACAAGACTTGGCAGACGATCAAATTACATTGACTGTCGACCAAGCCAATGCTTTCGCATTCAAAATAGACGACATCGAAGAGAGACACTCTCACATTAACTTTGAAGCACTAGCAACTTCTTCAGGTGCTTATGCTCTAAAGAGAAAGTTCGATGCAAACGTTCTTCAAGCCTTAACTAACGGTGCTGGAATTGCAGCATCTGCAGTATCAGGTACAACTTTAACAACTACTGCTGCTGCAAGTATATTAGGAACAACTGCTGCTCCTATCAACATTGAGACAGACGATGCAGGTATCAACATGATGCTCGCAATGGCTAGACTTCTCGATGATGAGTCTGTACCTGAAGAGAACAGATGGTTTGTAGCACCTCCAATTTTCTATGAGAAAGTTTTCCAAGCAGGAAACAAGATTGCTGAAGTTCAGGTATCTGGCGACGGTGTATCTCCTCTAAGAAATGGTCTTGCAACAGTAGGAACTCTTGCGGGTTTTAGATGTTACAAGTCTACAGCTTTAAATAGCACAGGCGGAATTGATCAGGTAACATTAACAGATGCTGCTGGTACATTAGCTACTGACGCAACTGAGAATGTTGTTTTAGCTGGTCACATTTCATCATGTGCAACAGCGTCCCACATCGCAAAGACTGAAGTGGTACGTTCAACTGAATCATTCTCCGACGTTATCAGAGGATTGCATGTTTTTGGAAGAAAAGTTCTAAGACAAGAAGCAATCGTTCGTGGCGTTGTAGATTTTGCTTAAGGGAGACTAGATAATGGCTACTTATACTATTACGAATGCCGTTGCAGGTGTTCCACTCGGCATTAAACCTCAAATCGTGGAAGTTGTTCTTGACTTCTCATCAACAAGTCTGACTACATCCGACTCAGTAGAAGTTTTTGAACTTCCTGCTAACAGTTTGGTTCTTATGGCAGGTCTTGAGGTTCTTACTTTAGCATCAACTGGTTCTCCAGTTCTTGACTTAGGTGATGACGCTGATGATGATATCTATGCTGCAGCAGTTGCAGGTCATACTGCTTTAGCTTCAGGTACAACAAGCGTAGGTAAGTTCTACACTGCAGCCGATACTATCGACTTAATTGCTAATACAGCAACTTTCGATGGTAAGGTTAGAGTGTTCGCAGTTATTGCAGAACTTGGCACTGCAGAAACCGCAGCGGCTTTCGCTTAAATAACTAACTCAAGGGGGCAGGGCAACTTGCCCCTTTGACAACAACGAGGTAGCACGAATGTCTGAGAAAGGTACAATGAAAGGTCACACCATTAAAGGTGGTCACAAACGCCCAACTAAAGCAGGTGCGGGTATGACTGCAAAAGGTGTAGCTAAGTATCGAAGGGATAATCCCGGATCAAAACTTAAGACAGCAGTAACTGGCAAAGTCAAGCCGGGGAGCAAGGCTGCCAAACGTAGAAAGTCCTATTGTGCAAGAAGTGCAGGACAAATGAAAAAGTTTCCTAAAGCGGCAAAAGATCCAAATAGCCGTCTGAGACAAGCAAGAAAGAGATGGAAGTGTTAGGGGTATATACATGACAAAACAATATATGAAAGAAAAATCTGGTAAAGACAGTAATGTTGAGTTTCAATCTGGCACAACTAAAGAAGTTGCTAAACCAAAACCTCGACCAAAAAGTATAGGTAAACAATACTCTAATCCACCAAGAAAACCTGTCTTTTTTGATCCCGGAAGAGATCAACAAGGTAAAAATCTTCCTTTATCTTCTTATACAGGAATAGTCTACAATCCAGAACCTAAAGAAATTAAAAAAACTAAAAAGAATTTACCTCTTAGTGGTAAACAAAAAAGAATGGATAAAGGTAAATCTAGATTAAATCCATTTGTAACCTATGGTGAAACTAAAAAGAAAAAAGAACCTCTTAAATTTAAATCTCCATCAGGAAAAGAGGGTGGATCAGACGCATTGTATAGAGTGCCAGAATTAAGTAGAAACAAAAAGAAAAAACTAAAAACATAGAATATCAAATGTTAGCTTCTATTAATTTCACACTATTTAAATTTTTTAATAAGATAAGTAGCAGATTTTACAATCGCTACGTAGAGCTACTACGCAAGTCACAAGGTAGATAATGGTAACCGTTGAGCAGTTTCTCAAATGGAAGATACTCCCAAGATGTATGATGCTTGCAAGTACAATAATGTCTTGGAGATGTGCTGAATGGTTTATGAGTTTAGATACACCAACGGCAGCCCAATCAGCATTTGTATCCGTCGTTATGGGCGTGATGACAGGTGTGTTTGGT